AAAAGCATATCATATACCGGTTAATCTTTTACGAGCTGAAAAATGCGACAAAGACGGAAACATAACAGGTTATTACTATTCGGACAATTGGGACGATACTAAAAAGTTTGCACCAATTAGATTTAACGCTTTTGGATATAGCAAAGAAAAAATAGAAATATTATTTTCTAAACCTTATTCGGTTGGAATGAAATATTACGCATATCCTGACTATCAAGGTGCGTTACCTTATACACTACTTGAAGAAGAAATTGCAGACTATTTAATTAACGAAGTTCAAAACGGATTTAGCGGTACTAAAGTTGTAAATTTTAACAACGGAATACCAACAGACGAACAACAAAGTATTATTTCAAACAAAGTATTAAGCAAACTAACAGGAAGTCGTGGACAAAAAGTTATTGTTGCGTTCAATAATAACGCAGAATCAAAAACAACAGTTGAAGATATTCCGCTAAACGATGCTCCAGAACACTATACATATTTAAGCGAAGAATGTTTACGCAAAATTCCTTTATTATTTGGGGTTGCTTCAACAAATGGGTTTTCAAGTAACGCAGACGAGTTAAAAAATAGTTCGGTGCTTTTTGACAATATGGTTATACGACCATTCCAAGAAGAACTATTAGACGCTTTTGATAGCATTTTAGCATTTAACGGAATTGCTTTAAAGTTATTTTTCAAGACTTTACAACCGCTTGAGTTTACAGACTTGGAAAACACGCAAACAGAAGAACAAGTTGCAGAAGAAACAGGCACAGAATTAAGTTCACACACAAACGCTTTAATTGATTTAGGCGAAGAACCACAAGACAATTGGTTGCTTATAGATGAAAAAGAAGTTGACTACGAAAATGACGACAAAGAAAACGAGTTGTTGAGTAAAGAACCTAAACAAAGTTTATTATCTAAAATTGTAAACTTGGTTTCAACAGGTGACGCAAGACCAAACATAACAAGTAAACAAGACAAAGTAATTGACGGAGTAAAGTTTGTTGTAAGATACAAATTTGTAGGTGCAGTTATTACAGGCGAAACAAGACCGTTTTGCACACAAATGATAGCAGCAAATAAAATTTACCGAAAAGAAGACATTTTAAATATGAGTACACAAGTTGTTAACGCAGGTTGGGGTGCAAAAGGTGCTGACACTTATTCAATTTGGTTATATAAAGGCGGTGGAAATTGTCACCACCGTTGGAACAAACAAGTCTACGCAGTCTTTGAAGGAACTGAACTAAACATAACTGAAAAAACAAAAAAATTAGCACAATCAAAAGCTGAAAAATTTGGTTATGTAATTACCAACCCTGCATTAGTTTCACAAAGACCTGTAGATATGCCAAATCACGGATTTTTACCAAGCAACCCACAAACAAAAAGACAAATTACACGATAATGGCAGACGCACTTTTAGTTACACGACAAGACCTTGTAAAATTCACTTCGTTAAACGGAAACGTTGACACGGACAATTTTATACAATATATAAAGATTGCACAAGATACAGACTTGCAAAATTTCACAGGAACGAAGCTATTAGACAAGATAAAAGCGGACATCATAGCAAATACGTTAAGTGGAAATTATTTAACGCTTACAACGACTTATTTAAAGCCGATGCTTATTCATTTAGCGATGAAATATTATTTGCCGTTTGCAGCTTACACGATTTCAAACAAAGGAGTTTACAAACACAATTCCGAAAATAGCACAAGCGTAGAAAAAAACGAAATAGATTTCTTAATTGAAAAGGAAACGCAAATAGCACAACACTATACACAACGTTTTATTGACTACATAAGTAATAACACAAGTTTGTTTCCTGAATACAACACCAATTCAACAAGTGATATGTTTCCTGATACAAACAACAATTACACAGGATGGTACATTTAAGAACATACAAACCAAAGGAAGTTAATATCGTAAAGTTAAAGACTTACCTAAATTCTATAAAAAATGGGAAGTAGTTGGGGTTCTTTATCTTCGAGAACAAGTCCAAAAGGTGGTCAACGTGGTTGCCTATGTAAAGACGGAAAAAGCTATTCAATAAAGTGTTGTAACGGAAGTTTAAGCGCACAAGGAATAGGAGTTATAGATGGTGTAGCCGTTCCAATAATTATACCAAGTGCATACAGAATAACAGAAATAAGCGACCAAAGAATAACAGAAAACAACGACAAAAGAGTAACACAATAAAAAATATAAAATGGCAGATATAAAAATTAGTCAATTAACCGCAAAAGGTTCAGCAATAGCAAATACTGATTTATTAGAAATTAGTGAAAGCGATGGAGCAGGTGGTTATGTAACAAAGTCGGTTACAGGTGCAAATATTATAGGTTCAAAACAAAACACTTTAATAAGTGGTACTAACATTAAAACCATTAATTCCACTACATTATTAGGAAGCGGTGACTTAACAGTACAACCTACTTTAGTAAGTGGCACAAACATAAAGACGATAAATAGTAATTCGATTTTAGGTAGTGGCGATTTAGTAATAACCGGCGGTGTTTCTTCAGTTTCAGCAACAACACCTGTAGTCGCAACAGGAACTACAACACCTGTTATTAGTTTAGCTTCAAATTATGGAGACACTCAAAATCCGTATGCTTCAAAGACTGCAAATAATATTTTAGCCGCACCAAACGGAAGTTCAGGAGTACCGACATTTAGAGCTATTGTAGGCGCAGATATTCCAACACTTAACCAAAACACAACAGGAACTGCAAGTAACGTTACAGGTATTGTAGCAGTAGCGAATGGTGGTACAGGAACTGCTACTCCAAGTTTAGTAGCAGGAACTAATATAACTATTACAGGAACTTTTCCTAATCAAACAATAACCGCTACAGGAACAGCAGGAGCAGTTACACAAATTGTTGCCGGAACAAATGTTACAATATCACCTGCAGGTGGTACAGGAGTAGTTACAATAAACGCAAGTGGTGGCGGTGGCGGTGGTACAGAGATAGGAGCACAAATTGGTGGGGGAATAGTAGTAGCAGTATTTAATGATGCTGGAGTTAATAAAGCTCTTGTTGCAAGTTTGACAAATTTATCTTCAGGTATTCAATGGACAATACCTGCATTTCAAACTACTTTGATAGGTGCTACTGCTCAAAGTTATTCGGATGGTCTTACCAATACTAATGCAATTATAGCACAAACAGGAGCTGCTGCAACTACAGCTTATGCAGCAGGACTTGCAAGACTTTATGCAGCGGGGGGTTTTAGTGATTGGTATTTACCATCAACTTGGGAGTTAAATATGTGTTATAATTCAGCGGCTATTGTGAATAAAATTTTAGGCTCAACAAATGGTTTTTCAAATCTTTTCTATTGGAGTAGTACGGAGTTTTCTTCTACTAATGCTAATGGTATAAATTTCTCAACTTCTGTACAAAGTTCTTTTGGTAAATCAACTAATGGCGGCATTTATGTAAGAGCTGTAAGAATACATACAATTTAAACAAATTAATATGAAACAATTAATAGGATATTATAACGAGCAAGGCACTTATATAGAAGAACTTGTAGATGTTATTGAAAGAACAAACGAAGAATTAATACAAGAGAAAGAAGAACAACTTTTGGCTATGTATGAAGAGTTGAAAGCACTTAAAGGGGAATAGATGAAAAGTAATTATTTAGCAAGTCTTTATTTTATAGCGGGTTTTTTAACTTCGTTTTCTTTGATTTGTCAAGGCACAGAACCCTACATTAATTTGGCTGGAGTTACTTTGTTTTTTTACTTAACTTTCAGTTTAACTGAAGCTTTAGAAGACTTATGAGACTACAATTTTATTTATTACTTTACACAATTAAAAATTCAGCATTGAAACTTTTAACAATTATTTTTTCGTTTTTTTTACCAATAGCTGGAATACTTGGACTTTTATTTACTTTAATTTTAGCAGACACAGCTACAGGAATATGGAAAGCTAAACACTTAAAACAAGAAATAACATCACGCAAACTTTCGGCAATAATTTCTAAAATTTTACTTTATGAGTTATGTGTTATTTTATTTTTTTTAATAGATTATTTTATATTAAACGATATAGTTTTAACCGTGTTTTCCGTGCCTTTAATGTTAACTAAAGTTTTAGCGTTAATTTTATCAAGTATCGAAATCCAATCAATTGCAGAAAATTGGCGCATAGTCAAAGGAGTAAATTTATGGCAGTCAGCAAAACTTCTTTTTACCCGTGCTATTGATATTAAAAACGACATAAATAAACTAAAATGAATTTAAGCGCACACGTTACACTTGCAGAGTTTGAAAATTCACCTACTGCAACAACACACGGAATAAACAACAAAATGAACGAGTCGCAAATTGCGTCCGCAAAACTTTTGTGTGAAAACGTGTTTGAACCGTTAAGAATTTACCTAAACACACCGATACAAATTAGTTCTGCCTATCGTTCAGTACAATTGAATAAAATGATTAAGGGGAGTTTATCAAGCCAACATTGTAAAGGTGAAGCAATGGACTTACACAATTGAATAAAATGATTAAGGGGAGTTTATCAAGCCAACATTGTAAAGGTGAAGCAATGGACTTACAAATAGGCGCAAAGGGTTTTAATTTTATCAAAGACAAATTAGACTTTGACCAATTAATTTGGGAGTTTGGAAACGAAGAAAATCCTTCTTGGGTTCACGTTAGTTATAGTTCTAAAAATCGTAAACAAGTATTAAAAGCAACCAAAAAAAATGGGAAAACTATTTATTCTAATTATTAGCATTTTACTTTATTCGTGTTCGGCTCAATATCATCTAAACAAAGCAATAAAGAAGGGTTTTAAATGCGATGAAACAGGCGATACAATTCGTATTACAACTTTGGATAGTATTCCGGTAATTATAAACGACACAATAGTTTGGGAAAAGTTTATAAGCACAAAAGACACGATTATAAAATACAAGAATATTTACGTTCCAAAAACACGAATAGAATTAAAACGTGAATACAAAATAAAAATAAAAACTATCTACAAAGACAAGGTAGTTGAAAAAGCACAAGCTAAAGCTGAAGGTAAAAAAAATAGACCTAAAGGCAACTTAAACTTACTTTTTGTAGGTGTTGGAATAGGTTTATTACTTTCGTACCTGTGGAAGTATGCAAAAAAATCATTAATCTAAATTTTTATGGCAAATAACAG